CTGGCGTGAGCCAGAGGCACCTCCCGGCCTGCTTACGCAGGCCAGAGGGATGAACTTAACCCTCCCGGTTTGGGGCTAGTTAGGCCCCAACTCCACTCATATCGAGAGGAGTCCACCTCAGTTTGATGTGGACGACTGAGGGACGTCCAGCTCGCTCGAAGGACTTCACGCCGAGGGGGATTACTCCTCGTTCGATGAAGAACTTCTCCAGGGCGCCGTACCCTTCCAATGGTGACAGAGGAAGGGGAGAGTCCAGAACACCGACCCTAACCAAGGGTCGTTGAAGGTCTGGACAAATACGCTGAGGCCGTACAGGCCCAAGCGTCCAGCGTCCTAACGCGGTGTGCCCCAGAGGAATCTCTGGATACACGACAAGGAGTCTCTTCAGGATCCTGTCGAGATGCTGTGCTGTCAGATACGCGCCCCGCTCGTAGAGCTGGTTGCGTAGAGACACCGTGGCAGACACATCGTGCGCGAACCGAAGTGACGTGGGGATGCCGCTCTTCACGCGCACAGGGGTTACCCTGTGCCCGGAAAAGAAATCACCCCCACAAGACTCTCTGAACCTCCCGGTCCAGAAAGACTTTGATCGGTTAACTTTGAGACCATAGGTCTCCAACCGGTCTGTCACTTCACGAGCCATGGTTACAGGGACAATAATATCGTCCCCGTAAACCCGCACCCGGCCTCTGAGGAGTTTTCCTCCTTCAGAGGTAAAGCGGTGTCCTTGGCTGTCTGCCATCGTCAGGCATATGATGGTCAAAAAGACCATCGCCTCAACGGGGAAGCAGAGAGCCGAACCCATCGACGCGAACTTGGACAGGGTTACTTTACCATGTCCTTGAACGTCGGCAACTCGAGATCTGCATCCCATCACAGCACCCTTAAGAAAGGGGGTGCGGGAGAACAGAGCCTCTACAAGCCGATTCGAGACGCGGTCAGATGCTTCACTCAGATCGAGTGTAGCAAGGGATCCAGTAACGGATCCTTCACAAGCCATGTCCTGGTTAGGGATCTGGTTCGTGAAACCTAGCAGATGGCGAGTGACAGAGTCACTCTCCAAAAGCTGGGCGAGACGGATGCCAAGAGCCTGTTGTGCATATTGCATGCACGTAGGCTCAATGGCAATCAGTCGCGGCGTCTTCTGCGTCTTCGGGACTGCAGTGACCTTTACAGGTCGCTCGTCCTTGGGTTCCAGGAACGTGACGTCCTGAAGCTCGCGCCAGTAACGCCAACTGGGGATAATATACTCCCCAGCAGGCATATAAGGCTCGAGTCGGACTGGCCACTCGCTCTGAGTGTACTTGCGGTTACCCGCAAGCTTGTCGGCGGTAGCCCCTGGACCGTGGCGGGGAACAAGTTCCCCTTCGTACAGCTCTCTCTCGAGAGCCGTAAGAACGCCACTAAAAAGTGTCCAGGCAGTCTCGACGAAGAGGGACAAGTCCCTCTCCGAAAACGAGATTGCAGCCAGTTCCTCGTCACACTTGACATAGCCCATCATGGCAGCGTTCACACGCTTCTCTGAGCACGGGAGGTTAAGCTTCCCGAACGCCATACAAAACTGGCGAATTGCTCGGATTGCCATAACATCGGGCGAGTCAAGAAGAACACCACTACCGGAACTGAACACAAGGCGAAGGAAACCCCCGAGGAATCGGGGGAGACCTCCGGTCCGTGAGAAACTCACGAACCGGTTGTCGCCGACATACCCGTCAGCCAAGGACTGGTCAAAGTCCTTGGCAAAGGCAGGCAGGGTTATCGTTAAGAACGATGACCCCTCATGTTCAGTTCTCCGCGCGATGGTTTTCCAATCGCGCAGGGTGTCGACTCCACACCACTGCCCCATATCTTGGAGCAGTACTTGCGAGAGTGCGATCAGGCTTTTCACCATTCCCTCCCTTTCTAGGAGGTGGATGGATCCTCAGCCATGCTCAGGCTTGACGCCTGCCCGCGTTTCCTCTGGGGCGAGTGCCCCAGACAAGGAAGCCCACGGCCGCGACCACAAAAGGGATCACGGCCAAAGCTCCAAAGATGACCAGTCCAAGAAGGACTGCTTCGATGGAGATCACGACTCGCCACCCACCACCTTGGTGGTGTTGGCGCTGGTGCTGGCAAGAAGCCAGTCACACAGAGCCTTGACGAGTGCGACCTGCTCGACCACGGTGTACCCCTCAGGGGGCACATCGATCGCGACCCAGCACGACGCCGAAAGACGCCGGCTCACGGTCGTGATGAGCGGGTCCACGGCGATCTTGTCCGACTTGACGCGAACCATGTGCTTGGTCCTTCGACCGTACGCATGGGTCACATCGAACTTGACAGCCGTGTCTGGAGCGGTGTACGTGGCCCCTGTGGGGCTCGTTGACGTACGCGGAAGCGACGTCGCCGTTCCAGAGATAGTGATGGACTGCGGGTCTGACAGCATGGCAGCATCCTCGACTTCTGGACATATTCAGTTGTCCTAGAAGGGACGCAGTCCTTATGGACTGCGTGTTCCCGCTGACCTTTCGATCGTCGGTGGGGAGATGGGTGCTAGTCGTCGCTAGCGCCGCACTCGGGCAATCCCGAGCGCGGCCAGGATTGAGAGCTGGAATGGGTTAAACCCATCCCAGTCCAATCCAAAACCGAATGGCGTCGCTCGCACACGAGTTTTTGTCTCGCGTGTGAAATCAGCGCGGCACACAGGTACTGGATCGCCGTAACCCGCGGTTCTTAACCCCGGGAGGGTTGACCAGCTGTGCGTCTCCTTGGTGTGAACCATGAGATAGCCGTACTGAATGACGAGGTTCTCGGAGGCCGCATTACCGTTGGAGACAATCTCCGACAGGTTGGCAAACCAATCCAAGAACCAGCTCCATGGAGTCAATTCCCAGAGCGTTTCCGGAGTTATCCGGGAACCCAACAGAATGTTGGCGCGGTTCTCGTATTCACCCAGGCGGCCGAGCGCAGAAGCGCTCACCGGAAGGTGATATACGAAACGACCCGCGAACCACACCGATTTATCGATGCGGATGTCTCTGCGAATTGCTGCCCGCGCTTCCGAGTCCATGAAGTACGTCCCAAGGCCCACAAGTGGGCCCGAGTAACCATAGAGGTCACTCGAGGACGTATCGACAGGGATGTCGAAAGCATAAGTACGCCGAACTGGACGACCGACGTCGCGATCATACTGCTTGATGATCTTCGTTGCGTTCTGCAACGAGGTGACCATCCTGCGGATGTCCGCGAGGAAGGGAACCCAGCCAAACTGCACGTTGAGGTACTCGTTGCCGTATGAACGGTAACGCTTAGCCTTGTCGCGCAAGATGGCTGCTCCCGCAATTGACGGGAGATCTTGGAGAGATTCTCCAAGAAAGTTGGCCAGCTGAGCGTTCGGTGAGCCGGGCTTACAGCGAGAAATCGCTGTGGCCCCGAGAGCGTTGTAACCTCCCTGATCCGGCTTTTCCGGAAAAGGGTCGCGCCCGGACAAGAATTGTCCGAGCTCGTTCCTCGCACGAGGAAGGTATTGGGTGCAGTTGGGGACCAAAGGTCCCCGCATCCAGATGGGTCGGCCGGCAAAGTCATACGTTCGGACATAGGCGTCAGGGTGGCTAAGCCACAAGGACGTCTTTGTCGTATCGAACGGATGACCCCGGTCAATCATACCGGATGTGCTCCCAGCCTGGAAGCCGTTGCGAAAGATAGCAGCGTCTTCAGTCAGGTCTCTCAACTCATCGCGCGACTTCGAACGATACGAAGTCGTGACTTGTTCGGGCCTTACGGCAAACCCGGTCGCTGAGGACCAAGACAGGTCCTCCCCTTGTCCAGAGGAGGGATTAAAAATCCTGAACTTGGGCATCTTGGCTTTTACAAGCCGACGCCGGGTGTCGTAAGGCATGAGAGTTCCAATCGGTTGACGAAGGAAAGCTTGAGCATGCAGAGGGAAGTACACTGTACTCCTCTGCATACTCGCGCAGTGTGGAATGGGGGCGTTTACGCCTCCATGGGTCGAGCCCGGGTGCCCCCTTAGGG